TTGAATGATCCATTGACCTCATCTGCGATCTTGTCATACAGTGACACCACGGAATCTTTGCTCCATGGTATTTGATTTGCATTTATTTCTTTTTGCAGTGTTTTGTATGCTGAGAAGTACACAGAGTCGGTGTCTCCGTACACCACGCTCTCTCCCTTGTGGTCATAACTGCCTGCCACGATCTCGTTTACTTTTGCGGCCATGTGTTTAGTGATACATCTGCCAGTCAGTGTCACCGACTGTCCAATCCTTATGTCAAAGAACCTACAGCCTGGGTTCAATATCGCACCATACAGACTGTTCAAATTAATTTTTTTAACCAATTGCCTCTTGTCCCAGTACTCGCGTTCTATCTCGTTGTCACCACACTCCCGCATCTTCTTCTGCATCTCCTGTCTCTCAGCATACCAACGCTTCAACAGGCCTGGGATGATTGCCTCGTATTCATATGTGAATATAGTTCCATTTGCACTCAACATATACTTGTTATTGCTGTCGAACACGACATCGTATAGTTGAGCCGCACTCATACGCACACTTGTTCCGTCTTCCCAGTCAACCACTATCTCGGTTGCACGATCTTGTTTCATTACAGCCTGATATTCCCAACTGCCGAACTGTCCGTCCCAAGCCTGTGCGAATGATTTCTTGGCGTGTTTGGCTCTGTTTACCTCTGCTGACGTGATTATCGGTCTTATCTGACCAACAATCGTTTCTGGACCCATGTTCAGTGCCCTAATAACACTCGGATACAGTGAGTTGATGTCAATGGATCCTATCCAGTCCTGTATGCCTTTCTTTGGAGTGGCCACGTATGCACCAGCCGCCGGTTGGTTCTCCTCACCTTCCTTCTTGTACTTCCTGCCGGCTACCTGCATTCCTCTCCTGTGTGCTTCATTGACAATTGCTTGTTCGGTCACTGCCACAGCACCCATCGTGGTCTGTAGCAACACAGTGTTCTGGTGTGCTATCTCGTTGGCCAGTTCTATGAACTTCAATTTCTTTTCTAGTTTGGCAAGTAATGCCGTATCCTGTCTGTTGTACTCTATGAACAAACCAAAGTCGTTCTTGTAAAGGTTATCAAGTGATCCCTCGTACACAGTCTTCTTTTCACCCAGTTCGTGTTCACCTATGGCATCCAGCCTGAAACTGTGTCTCTCCTCGTATGTGTATTTCCTGTATAGTTCAAGCAAGTCCAAGTGTACCCTGCCTATCAAATCGTAACTCAACTGTTCTCTGCCATATTTCTCGAACACTCTCTTCTTGGGTTTCTCACCCCAAAAGCACAGACGCCTTGTATCGTCTGAGCTCAATACTTTCTGTATTCTTCCAACTGTGTATGGGATATCGTAACCCTCACTGTTCCAACCTGACAGTATGTCTGCGTCCTCGACCAGTTGTAGGAAAGCGTCTAGCATGTCCTTCTCTTTCTCGAACAACATGGTGTTGTCAAATCTTTTTGTAAGTTCCTCGGCATCCTTCATGCTGATTGTTTTTGGTGGCACTGCAAATGTGACCAGTTGATCCGTCCAGCTCATGTAACAACTTATGGCAGTAATGGGCATGAACGGATCATCTGTTGTTGAGTAACCACGATCTGGATCGAAGTCCACCTCAATATCGAAAAACATAACATTCAGTTTTGGAGTTTCCTTGCCCAAGTAATTTTCTTCCAGACAACGGAACACCGGGTTGATGTCGTGCTCGTACAACTGTTTGTTTGATCTAATGCGTTGTTCTTTTATGAATTCTTTGCTTGTCTGGCACACCACTCTCTGCAAAGGCTCACCGGTCATTGACCTGTGTTTGCCCCTGGCGTCTGGATAGTAGAACACATACCTAGCATCATACTCAGTGAATATACGACCTTTCTTGGCGTCACGTTCTACAACGTATATCCTGTCCTCGTCCTTCTTATATAATGCGTCTATGTAACTCATCTACCACCAATAACTTGCTACGCCGTACCCGTAGACATTTATGATTGAGAAGTAGCCAGTGATCATCATAACGAATGCGGCGTTCCTCCTGTATGAAGCGTAGCATTGTGTGACTGCTCCTAGGAAGAATCCAGGATAGATTATGGTCATGTCTGGGTCTGCGGCCGTTATCGCAAGTGTGAGGCTGGCTCCAACCGTGAATATGAAACTGATCAGTTCGAAATAGAAAGCCGTCCTGTCACTCTCAAAACTACGAAGCCAGAATGATCTGACTTTGTTTAACATTAAAGTTTGCCGGCTGTGTTTAGTATGCTTTCCAGCGTGTCCATCTCGTCAGCGATGTTCTGGTAGTTGCCTTTGTGTGCCACAGATATCGCCTTGTTGATCAAGGCTGGTTTGAGCTCAAGTTCTTCCGCTATCGCTTTTACGGTGTCTTTCAATCCACCTTTCAAGTCCTCGACCTCACCAAGCACCTGTGAGCCCTGTGATATGATCTGTATTAGTTTCTGCTTTTCAGCGTCATTAAAGTTTCTTACTGCCATTTGTTTCTCCTTATTCTTTTATTGTATTAGGATTGTGCTCTTGAGTCAATGATTTTTTCATGTGTGTTTTGGCAAATTCTATGTTGGTCTGAAACCATTTCTTTTGCAAGTACTCAATAGTGCTTTCTTTCACAGGTTCGAGTGAGCAAAAATCAGTGATATCATTGATTACTTTTACCAATGAAGATTTTTTGAATATATTTTCAAATTCAAATCTGTAGTGCCTGATGTTGTTCGCCAGCAAGTAATTACCAAGTTCATGATGATATTGCAATCTTAGTTTAGGACTCAGCGTAAAACTATTTTCTATATACGATGCTCTCCACCATAAAAGTCTATCGGATTGCGCTGACTCCACCGTGATTAGTATTATATTCTTCTTTTCTGCTATGTCTTTGTAGTGTTGGAAAGGCATTGTTCCACATATCGTCTGGATCCTTTCCTCCATGTCAAATTTTGACCATTTTTTTTCACGGTCGTAATTTTCCTTCCAGGTAGATTTAGTTGCTTTTGTGTAGGTTTTGTCTAGGGTCTGAATGAACTCATCTCCCATACAACTTGCACTGGTAGAGAGTATGTTTGATATAAAGTTTCCGGCGCAACTGGCCACGTAGTGTATTTCGATGTCTTTCATTCTACTTGCTCTGTATTTTTGTTATCTTGTTCCATCCGTCCATGTCTATAAAATTTTTCTTACCAGTAACCAACTTATTTAATGCGGGGTCTATCAAGTTTATAATATTGTCCTGGATTGTACATTCAATTCCATTCCTGATGATTTCTTCTATGGGCATACTCAGAATGTTATCCGTGATTTCTCTGTTTTTGAATGGCATCCAGTAGAGTGTGTTATCTAGATGATTGACATGGTATTTTCCTAGGCAGATGTCGTACAGTTCTCTGTATAGATCTGTATTGTGTTTGCTTACACTTCCTTTGCCGTCAATGAGGAATTCATAACTGTATGCATTTTTATTTTGCTCTATTATTTTATCTAGATCTTTATTGTTTGCATCGCACAACAATCTAAGCATACTGTACTCCCTCACAAAATATTGATCGGCGTGATGACCGGTAGCGACAATCGTCTTTTGATCACCCCATGTGTGCATTTTTTTATAGTTTGTTGGGTAAAGTAATTCCAAAGATGATTTGTTGGCCTTGTTGAAATAGGTCCATTTCTTGTATTCATAATCTACTGTGTCAAACTTGATTTGATTGTACCTCAGCATACCTATCAACATTGTGCTGTCATACCCGCCAGTTGCAACAATTTTGATAGGAGAGGCTCCTGCAATTTTCTTTAGATGGTCGATGCCTTGTGTTATAATTTCTAAAATTTTTTCAGCGGTGTCATTCACGCTTCTGTATGGTCTCAGCAAGAACTTATTTTCTTTGCTTTTTTCAATGATTGTACAGGAGCCTGTGTCTATTTCGACAAAAGAATCTCCCTTTGCAATTTTTGGTAGACCATGGTCCAACGAAGATAGTGTGCTTGTTTCTGTATCATAAAAAAAAGGAATATTCCTGTGTCTATCTGAAACAACATATATTTTGTCTCCGAAGTCGAATATCGCCGTGAAAGATCCATTTGGCATATCGTCTTTGACAGGATCCACAGTTGACAAGAAATCATGTAGGTCTGTTTCTGCATACCCTTTGTAGAAAACTTTACCCTCTTCCCTTGACAGCACGTTCCAGTAAAGGTCAGTGGCCAAGACAAATTTACGCTTCAAAGGACGATTTATATCAAAATTAGTCTGTTTGGTTTTTGAAATACAGAAGTACATATAATTTAGAAATACTTATATGGCTGTATTTTTACTGATAATTATTTCTTTTTGGTTGCCACGTTCTTGGCCTTGCCACGCCTGTTGGGATTTGGATCTTGTCTTCTTTTTCTCTGTGCGGCACTGGCTCTGCCCTTCTTACCAAGTGCGTGTGCTTTGGCCTGTGGTAGGCATTTTGGCTTGCCTTCTTTTTCTGATCCCCTGGCACAGGCTCCCCTGATCTTGCCCTTTGGACCAAAACGCACCCATTTCTGTTTGAACCATTTTCTCAGATCCTCATTCAAGGTTTCTGCAAAAACCAGTTCTCCACAATTCACGCAGAAGTCCACGTCTTCCTTCTTGACGCAGTTGGGCACACGCTTACCGAACATGGTCTTCATGCCCTTCTTCTCGTACCCCTTCCAGCACTTCTCTGTGATTACGTCTGTGATCCTCATTTGCTCTTGTTACCCCAGTTGGCCGCACCTTTTTTACGACACTGCACTAGAGCACCAGAGGCATAGGCCGATGGCCATACTTTGTATCTTGATTTGACTTTGTGGTAGCAGGCGTCTTGTTTTTCTGCCAATTTTTCAAATTCCTCTTCAGTAATGCCAACTACTTCACGGATTTGCATACTACCACTTTCTGCAAGACCAGTATCTTGCTTTGGTCTTTGGTCCTGGGTTGGCACAGTTGTGTCTAGCCCTGAAACTCTTTCTCGCTTTTGGATTTGACTTACGGATCTTCATTGTCTTTTGTCCGGCTTTTCTCGCTGAACTTCCGCCGTGTCCGAAGTTCACCTTCTTCACGTTGCCTGATTTTGGATCTTTCACGTAAACTTTGAATTTCTTAACATCACCACGCATTGGTTTGTTCAGTGGCACTTTCCTGCCCCTGTACTCCGCGTCGAATAATTCGTTCTCGTCTTCTGGGAAACCCAGTTCACCGAACGCTTCGTAGAACTCGTCGTCGTCCTCGAACGTCATCTCGTCCGCTTCCGGGAATGGTTCGTATTGTTCTACTTCTTCCGCGCCTGATTGGATCCTGTCGATCCTGCTGATTAGTGTCTTGATGTCTTCCATTGTGATCGATTCTCCCATCTTCATCTGTGTTGGATCCTTTGTAAATTGTACAATTTTATTTAAGCCTCTACTGCCGGCACTGGCGGGTGATTGCACCTGTTTGCCTGCGTCCACGTGCCCTTGATCACGCAGTTTAACTGTGTCATCCACGTATTTGCCGTAGTTGTAAGGTATTGAGCTCATTTTACGTATTTATTTCCACAGCACCACTTTGAAACGCTCTTTTTCTATGCCAAAGAACCGTGTCTTCCATTCGCTCTGTTCAAAAAATCCCAGGTGATGCCATTCGCTTTTACGCTCCAACATCGTCTTGGCACGATCCTGCCAGTCCTGTTTGAGCAGGAAATCGTCCATTATCTCTTTCTTGTCCGCTATCTCTTGGTATTCGAATCCATCGTACTCCCAATGTAAGAGTTCGAACACGTTGCCATCACGGTCACAGTAGTCTATGGAGAAGTCCAATCCCCATTTTGGCTTCATTGCGATCAGTTTATTAAGGTGTGTGCTGGCCCCTGCCCATGTTTTCAACTGGTTGAGTGCATCTCCCTTGTATCCTTTGCGCTCGAACATCACTGCGTGGTTTATGTGTGCGCCGTTGGAAGGCTCTATGTCTTCGAACCAGGTCTGTCTAAGGGTGATGTGGTCTGTGTTCCTGTGTGTGGTCAGATCGTATCCGTTTGCCACTGCATAAAGTTGTTCCAGTTTCGTGAGGTCGTATCCGTTCTGGTCAAAAAGTTCCACGGCTGTGTCGGTCGGGCAGGCAAATATGCTCTTGATCCTTTCTGTCCAGTATGGATTTGGATTGAATTTGTTGTCAGTCAAGTGTAATTGCATACACTTATATTTAAAAAATTATTCGTCTTCGTCGTCCAGCCAACCCTCGTTCCTGAGGTACATCATCAGTGCCGCGATGGGCCAGAAAAACAACAAGAACATGCCGACAGCGGCCTTTGGACCCCAGACCAATGACAGTTTATAGTGTACTAGCACGGGCAGTATTCCACCTATCAGGAACATTATCACCACACGCCACACGAAAGGTGGGCGTTTGGAAAAAAGTCGCCAGATGAAACTTACAAGTTTTTGCACACTTGTAATTATCTGCTACTATTTTTTCTCTGCTGGATCTAAATCGTTTGTGAACTTGTCTTCTGCGGGCACTTCTAATTCAACGTCCTCGCCCATCTCGTCATCATCGTCGAATTCCTTGTCAAGCATTGGCACTTCACCGTCTGTGTCCATCTCGTCTGACTTGTCTTCCGCTTCCTTGTCGTCTGCTTTTGCCTCTGGTTTGTGAGGTTCTGAAGTGTTTCTCTCTGCGTCTGCGATCACTTCCTCTTCAGGTGCCTCGGCCTTTTCAGCGTCTGCTATGATCTCGGTAGTTTCTGGAGTCTTGATGAGAATACTTGATGATTCTTCGCTGTAAACTGCCTCATTGTCTGATATCGTGTTGTAAAGTTCCACGAGAGCAGTGTCTTCCGCGTTCTTGATATACTCTGCGATATCCTTTGTGATAACTTCTCTGAATGATTTTGAGTCATATGTCTGTTCTTCTTTTTGTTCTGATTTCAGTTCTGCCAACTGTGCTTCTAATTCTGCTATCTTGTCTAGTCTGTTGACTTCTTCATTTACTTCTTTTTTGATCGAAGTCGCTATAGAGTCATCAGCGTCTGATTCCTTGATGGCTTTTGTGATCACTGATTCGGTCTTTGGTGTTTCTGTGATCGATTCGACTAGTTTCTCTGCCTTTGGTGAGACTTTTGTTGGTTCAACGTATTCTTTGATACCTGCTAATCTGGCTATGTCCGCTAGTGTTATGTCCTTGTCGTCTAAGACTTTAGGCTCTTTGTTAGCGGCCTCCATTAACTCCGCTCTTTCCTGCTCTGGAGTCTTGTTGCTCATAGCATTTAAACGTGCTACAAGGTCCCTGAAAGTTGTGTCTGCTGATTTTTTAGTGCCCATATAGATTATTTATTACTGTTCAGTGATTATTTAATGCGTTGTTCAAGCCTTACTGCTAGTTTTGACTCGTACGCCAGGCCTTCCGTTTGTATGAATTTGCTGTATTTCTCTTGCATACCCTTGACGAAGTTTAGGTCCTTGCCCGAACTCAGCCTAACTTTTACCGCTGACAGGTCACCTTTAATCATTTTCGCCAGTTCATCGTTACCTGCATCTTGTGCCATTTCTAAAGCAGTTTCCATTGCCTGAACAGCCGGAACATTTCTGTCAATAGCGTCCTGTATTGATCCAACTCCTGCCAATCCTGCCACTATCACACCAGCCATTGCTAGGTTTTTGGCCCAATCTTTTATACCTTCTTCTAATTCTACTGATTCGTTTTTAATACCGTGTGAGGCAAGTGCCATGCTCATAGCATCTGCTAATCCGATCTTGTCCATATTCATTTGGTCAATGTCTGATGTGTCGCCATGATCATTTAAAACCGCTATGTATTTTTTTACCATTGCTGGATCGAAACCTGCTTTGATCAATATGTCGTCGCTTCTGTAGTCTACGTCTTCCTTCTTTGGCTTGCCGTGTTTGTTGTGCTGTGCCCACGCTATGGCGTAGGGTGCTGATTTATCTTTGAATTTTTTCTTTAAAGCCTTTACCTGCTTTTCTCTGCCTGGAGGTGCTTCCTCGTCTGTGTTTTTTCTCTGTTCTTTGGCTATCTCTTTCTCGACCTCGTTTACTCTCTTCGCCAGTATCCTCATCATGCCTGGTTTTGTGTCAACATCATCTAATGATGTTTCTCTGGCCAATATCTCGTCAATGTTTTTCTGTATGATACCTGCGTGTCTCTGTAAAAGTTCACTGTCTAATTCTTCTCTGTAAGGATTTAATTTTTGATATTCTTCGTAGTTGTGTACGCCCTGTAGGTAGTCAGCGGCCTTGTTCAGTTTGCTCTGCACCCAACCCTCTAGGTCATCACCCTTGTTGATCATGTCCATCAACTCTATCGCATACTTGGCGGTGTGGTACAGTGTGCTTTTGCTCATGTGTCCCTCGCCCGCGTCTTCCGAAACTGACTCCGTGCTGTGGTATGCTTTCTTGAACTCTGGTGATTTGATTATGTTCTGTGCGTACT